GACGCGCACATATCACCGCATGGTTTGCGCGATTGAGGACGCCGGCTTTGAAATCCGTGACACTATCGCTTGGGTATACGGGAGCGGATTCCCGAAAAGTTACGACATCAGCAAGGGGATTGACAAAAAAGCTGGGGCGGAAAGGGAGGTTACAGAACGCCGACCTCACGCACCTAACGCTGGTGCTGCGAGATTCGGGCAGGCTGAATGTACGGAGTACGTATATTCGCTACCCTCCACCCCCGAAGCGCAACTCTGGCACGGCTGGGGCACAGCGCTCAAGCCCGCCTTTGAGCCGATTGTCGTGGCGATGAAGCCGGTTGACGGCGGGTTCGTCAACAACGCGCTCACTTGGGGCGTGGCTGGCTTGTGGATTGATGGGGGTAGGGTGGGGAGTGAAACAATCGCTCAACACGGCAGGAATGCAAATGATAAGCCCGCACAAGTTCCGCAGAATGACTATCACCCTGACAAATCGTGGCAAGGTCGCTTCCCTGCGAACTTCATTTTGTCTTATCCCGAAGATGAGTACGAATTACGCGATGATGTAACGCCGTCACAACTAATGGAACTTGCGAGGTGGTTTGATGAGAACGCCTAACTGCAAGTGTGTTATTTGTGGCAAGTCGCTTTATAGGCGACCAATAGAACTGGCGAAGGTTAGATGGGTTGCTTGTCTTGAGCATAGGGACGAAGCAAAGCGATTGTTTCCAGTTACAGAAGCGCAAAAGAACGCGCTTGAATTAGGGCGTGAAAAAGGAACTAATCATCTTGACGGTATCCCGAAAAGTAAAGAATCCAACCGAAAACGAGCGAAGTCAATTAGCGGCTGGTGTAAGAACAATCTTGACAGAGTTGCTGAAAGAGGCAAGAAAACGCGCGGTGAAAATCACTACAACTGGCGAGGTGGGTCAAGTAGGCTAAACAGTTCAATTAGGCGATTGACTGAAAACCGCAAGTGGATGGATGCGGTAAAAGAACGCGATGGTAAATGCGTGAACTGTGGCTCAATTGAAGTTCTTGAAAGCCACCACATTATTCCGCTTGCTCAACTTATTGAAATGAACGGAGTGACCGACAGAGATATGGCAAGAAATACGCCCGAATTATGGAACATTGATAATGGGATAACGCTTTGCCAACCGTGCCATTACAAAGTACACGGGAGGACTTATGCGGATTAGTGAAAGCGTTTACAAATCAATGCCAGATGAAATTAGGCGACTATTTATACGCTTGCCAAATCCAGGCTCGGACGAGGTGCTGGCGTGCTTTCCGCAAAGTAATGCAGGCAACAAAGGTTACACGCCCGCTAACACAGAGAAATCAAACGCTGACACGAAAATATACGGATTCGCGAACTATCCTAATATGCACAAAAGTGGCGCACATCACGGCGACTCCGGCTCAGCCGCGCGCTTTTTTTACTGTGCGAAAGCCAGCCGGAGTGAACGCAACGCTGGGCTGGAGGGGACTAATCATCATCCGACTATTAAGCCAATCGAACTGATGCGCTACCTTGTTCGGCTCACGAAAACGCCAACGGGTGGGGTTGTGTTAGACCCGTTCATGGGGAGTGGCACGACTGGCTGCGCTTGTGCGCTGGAAGGGCGCGACTTCATCGGCATTGAGCGCGAGGCTGACTACCTTGAAATTGCAGAAAAGCGCATAAAAGAAGCGCAGGCACAACCGAAACTGGAGCTGGAGTAATGCCAACTATTTATGACGCGGTAGGGGAATTTCAGGAGCGGCTGCTGCGCAATGAGCGCCGGGCTGCCGCGCAGATGGTACGCGTGTACGCTGACTCCTGGAAGCGCATAAAGGCGCGGCTGGCGGTTCTGCAAAAGGAGTACGAGCGCACCCAGGCGCAAGGGCAGGATGTCGGGCTTGCTTGGCTGTACCAGAAGCAAAGGCTGACCGCGACACAGGCTTTAGTTGCGAAGGAGCTGGCTCACTTTTCTGCGTTCTCGCAAAGGACGATCAGCTCACAGCAAGCGCGCGCTATTGCTGAAAGCCTGGCGTTCAATCGGGATATGACCATTCTGGCGATGGGCGCGGAGTACGACGAGCAAAGCCGGTTCGTAGTGAACAACCTGAACAAAGGCGAAACTGAAGCGTTGATAGGCGCAACGCAGCGGGGGTCTGCGCTGGACAAGCTATTCCGCTCTATTTGTGAGGCAGGGGCGCAGTCAGCAGAGGACGCGCTGGTACAGGGAATGGTCATGGGGTATAACCCGCGCAAGATCGCGCCGATGATACGGGATGCTTTAGGCATACAGCTAAACCGCGCGCTGACCATCTCACGGACGGAAGCGCTGCGGGCGCAGCGCATTGCGACGGCGGAGAGTTATAAGGCTAACGCGGACGTGATAAAGGGTTGGCGTTGGCAAGCAGCCCTGACTGGAAACACCTGCCCGGTATGCCTTAGCTTGCACGGAAGCGAACACCCGATAACGGAGGTGCAGAAGGGACATATAAATTGCCGCTGCACGAGTGTCGCAATAACAAAAAGCTGGGAAGAATTAGGCGCAGAATACGGGGTAGACTTTTCTGGAGTGGAGAAGGCTGGTCCGTCATTCGCGGATGTAGCCAAGAAGTACGGCATTACGCCGGAACAATTGCGGACATATGCCAATCGCAAGCTGAGCGGAGAGGCGTACTTCCGAAGTTTGAGCGCGGAGGAACAGCGGGCAATTTTGGGACCGTCAAAGTGGCTGGCGTGGAAAGACGGCAAGTTTGGGTTTGACGCATTGAGCCGGAAGACGTACAGCGCGGTCTGGGGCGAAGGCGTGAGGCAGGCTAGCTTGGTGGAGCTGCTGGGTGAAGCAGAGGCAAAACGATATATGGCGATGGCAAAACTTGCAGACAGCTTGCAAAAGTAAAGATATTGTGCTAATATTGGTATTGACATAAACACATCGACCGCCTGAGACAATCAGCCCGTCGGTGGGGATAAAAGCCGCACGCAGAAGCGTCCCGCTCTTGAGACCAAGAAACTGGTCTTTGGAGCGGGCGTTTTTGTTCAATTCAAAACACGCGACACCGGCGGTCAACTGGTGGGGAGATGAGCACATGGCTGAAGAACAAGCCAAACAGGTAACAGAGAACGGACAGACCAGCGAACAGGGCGGGGAAAGTACCGCGAACGCCGGCGGGGCTGAGAAGAAGACGTTTTCACAGGATGAAGTAAACCGGATTATAAAAGCGCGGGCTGAACGTGAGCTGCAGACTGTTCTGCAAGAAGCAGGGCTGGCGGGCGTGGACGAGCTGAAAGGGCTTGTTCAGGCGAAGCGTCAGGCTGAAGAAGCGCAGAAGTCAGAAATGCAGAAACTTCAGGAACGCGCGGCGCAGCTGGAAAAACAGTTAGCGGACGCGGCTGAGACGCAGAAGGCTTTGATGACCCAGAACGACATTGCCGCGAAGGCGGCAAAGCTGGGTATTATCGATCCTGACGCGGCGTACAGGCTGCTGGATACCAGCAAGCTGGAGTACGACGAGGCGGGGCAGCCTACCAACACGGAAACGCTGCTGGTGGCGCTGCTAAAAGATAAACCTTATCTTGCTGGCAGCGGTTCAAGCGCGATGAATCCGGCAAAGAAGCAGCAGCAAACGTTCACGCGGGAACAAATAGAAAAAATGTCCCCTGAACAAATTAACAAGAACTGGGAGGCAATCAAAGGCTTCCTGGAGCGTAATTAGCAATACGAAAGGTTACAAATGACACTCTCAAATTTTATCCCCTCAATTTGGTCTGCAAGATTATTGCAGAATATGAATGAGGCTCATGTTTTTGCCGCGCTGGCCAACCGCGATTACGAAGGCGAAATCACTCAGGTCGGCGACACAGTAAAGATCAACTCAATCGGTCGGGTTACCATCGGGCCTTACACCAAAAACACCAACATTTCAGCGGCTGAAACGCTGACTGATGCGCAGACCACGCTTGTTATCGATCAGGCGGATTACTTCAATTTCCAGATCGACGACATTGATAAGGCGCAGCAGAAGCCTAAGGTCATGGATGAAGCGATGCGCGAGGCGGCTTACGGGCTGGCGCGCGCCGTTGACACCAAACTTGCCACGATTCACACCTCCACGCCCGCCGATAATAAGATTGGCGCGGATGGATCTTCGGCGAAACTCGGTGGAGTATTAACCGTTGGATCTGCGCTGTATGATTATCTCGTGGATCTGAAGGTCGTTCTTGACGAAAACAACTGCCCCGATGACGGAAGACGTTGGGTGGTTGTGCCGGCTTGGGCTGAAGGTATGCTGCTCAAGGACTCCCGTTTCGTAAATGCAACTGATGCTGGCAATGCTATTCGTGCGAATGGCGTGATTGGCAAGGCGGCTGGGTTCAATGTGCACATGAGCAACAACGTGACCAACGATGGCCAATCCGTCAAAACCTACCGCATTATCGCCGGTCATCCGATGGCCTTGAGTTATGCGGATCAGATCAATGGCGTTGAGGCTTATCGTCCGGAGTTGCGGT